TTAATTGTTGGTACTAGGTTTGCTGCCACAGATTTGTATAGGGAGATTCGTAACCCTAAGCATTGGTCTAATGGTAAATCTCCTTTCACTTATTTTTCTATGCCAGCAGTTTTAGAAACCTCGGAGGACCCAAAGGATTGGGTTACTTTGTGGGCTAAAACTGACCAGAAGTCAGGTACTAAGAAAGAACCTGATGAGAATGGTTTGTATTCTAAGTGGGACGGTCCAGCCCTGTACCGTAGGCGTGGTGAAGTTACTCCTAGTACTTGGGCATTGGTTTATCAGCAACAAGATATTCAAGAAGATTCTATCTTCAAACCTTCTTGTGTGCAGGCTTCTACTAATGGTATGAGACGCACAGGTATTATTAATAATAAACTTCCTGGGCACCCTAAAGATGGGGACTTCTACACCATCATGGGTATTGACCCTGCTATGACTGGTAAGACTGCCGCAGTTATGTTGGCTTATGACCGTAGAACACATATGCGTTATGTGTTGGATGTTTATAACATGGTTGACCCTAACCCTCAAAAGGTTCGTGCTTTGATGGAAGATTGGGTTAACAAGTATCACCCGCAGGAAATGCGTGTTGAGATTAACGCACACCAGAAAGCGTATGCGTTAGATGAAGAATTAAACCAGTGGTTAACAAATAGAGGGATTCAGTTTCGTTCTCATTTCACTGGTAAAAACAAATGGGATGTTGACTTTGGTGTAGCATCTATGGCTGCCTTGTTTGGTAGTGAACGTGATGGTAAACACCAAGATGACAATATGATTGAACTTCCTTCAGCAGAAGGAAATGAGCATGTTAAGGCTTTAGTAAATCAATTACTTACCTGGTCTCCAGGTGTAAAGAAATCACAAGCAACTGACTGTGTGATGGCTTTATGGTTTTGTGAAATTAGAGTTAAAGAGTTAATCCAACAATCTGGGTTTGCTCAATCACATTCGTATAACAGGTATGCAACTAAGGCTGGTATACGTAATAGAGGAACAATTAATCTAGATGACCTTGCTGCAGCACAATATTCTGAAGCATACTTATAGGAGTTTGAATGGCACTTGATGTGCAACAAATAGCAGATAAGGTTGAGGCGTTAAAGCGTCGCAACCAAGACCGTGATACACGTATGGCAAATGTTTTGTCAGTGCGTCGTGGTGAAATCTCAAATGTTTACCCTGACTTTTTCCCTGAAGGTATGCCTTCACCAATGATTGCTAACTTCATTGATGTTGCTGCACGCGATTTAGCAGAAGTGCTTGCACCTCTTCCTTCTTTTAATTGTAATACTGTTAACACAACTTCTGACCGTGCTAAAGCACAGGCAGAGAAACGCAGCATGATTGCGAACTTTTATGTTCAGTCCTCACGCTTGCAGACACAGATGTATACAGGGGCTGATTGGTTTCTTACATATGGCTTTTTGCCAATCGTAATAGAATTAGATGTTAAAGATAATCAGCCCCGCATCCGTGTCGACAATCCTCTAGGTGCATATCCAGAGTTTGACCGTTTTGGTCGCATAACTTCTTATTCACGTAGATATGTTAAAACTATTGCAGAGTTAGTTGCAGAGTTCCCAGAATACGAATCACAACTTGTTGGTCCACAAGGTCGCGAAAACACTGACATGTATGCATTGTTAGAAATGATTCGCTATGAAGATGATGACCAAGTTGTTTTATATGTTCCACAAAGACAGAATTTAGTTTTAAAACGCACACCTAATCCTTTAGGTGAAATGTTAGTACGTGTAGCAAGACGTCCAAGTATTGATGAAGAACCACGTGGACAGTTTGATGATGTTGTTTGGGTACAACTCGCACGTGCACGTTTCTCCCTTCTTGCTTTAGAAGCAGCAGAGAAATCTGTTCAGGCTCCGTTGGCATTGCCTAACGATGTTCAAGAATTAGCATTCGGTCCAGATGCAGTGTTGAGAAGTCAAAACCCTCAACAAATCCGAAGAGTCGGTTTAGAGTTACCGAATGCAGCATTTACTGAACAAGCAGTGTTGCAACAGGAAATGCGTCTGGGTGCTAGATATCCAGAAGGTCGCACAGGCAATATTGATGCCAGCATCATTACTGGACAAGGCGTCCAGGCGTTATTAGGTGCATTTGATTCTCAAATCAAAGCAGGACAACAAGTACTTGCACAAACATTTGAAGATGTTATTTCTCTTTGCTTACGTGTTGATGAAAAGATTTTCCCATTCGATAAGAACGTTCGCGGATACAACGATGGTTCACCTTATGAACTTAAATACAATCCTGCTAAAGACATTAAAGGTGACTACACTGTAGAAGTTCGTTATGGTTTAATGGCAGGTCTTGACCCATCTCGTGCTCTTATCTTCTCATTGCAAGCAATGGGTGGAGATTTAGTTTCACGTGAATTTGTTATGAGTGAACTACCATGGTCATTGAATGTTTCTAAAGAACAAGAACGCATTGATATTCAAAAGATGCGTGACAATTTGAATCGTGCAGTTAATGCTGCTGCTGGTGCAATCCCTGAAATGATTGCAACAGGACAAGATGTTTCAACTCTTCTAGGTAAATTTGCTGACATAATCGAGAAGCGTCGCGGTGGTGTTTCCATTGAAGATGCTGTAAAAGAAGCATTCTCTCCAGAAGAATTAGAACAACCTACTCCAGCAGAGGCTACCCCTTCACAGCAGGCTGTAGCACAACCGTCCCCTCCTAGTGCTCCCGCTGGTAGCCCTGCTGGAGCCCCTCCAGATATTGCCGCATTGATGGCTCAAATGGCAGGTCAATAAATGGCTGAACAAGTATCTGGTCCTGGACAATTATCTGAAAGAACAGATTTAAATACTTCAGCACAACCAACTAGATATATGTCTGGTGGTTCGTATGGTGAAGGTCAAGAACTTATGGGTCTTCAACAAGGTGCAGCAATGGCAGGTCAAACACCTCAACCATCTATGAATGCAATGCAAGCAATTCGTCAAGCACAACCTATTACTCCTTTAACAGCAATGACTCAGAAGCCTAATGAGCCTTTAACTGCTGGTGTTGATTATGGTGCAGGGGTTGGAAGTGATGCGTTAATACTCCCTCCACTACAACCACAACAAAAAACTTTAAAATCAATTGTTGAAGAACTTATTCCTTTTGATGAAACAGGCGAAATATCAGCAATCTATAATTTCTTATCTGACAGAGGTAATTAGTGGCAACTTCATGGAACGAATTAGTACCAGTTACTAATCCAGAACTTGCTGTTGCAGGATACAAAGCAGGTTTACAAGACACTGATTTAAAACAAATCAGAACTTGGGATAAGTTATATGCAAAGCATCGTGAACTACTTGACATTAAAGATGACAAAGTAGCCTTTGATACTTACAACAAACTTGACCCAACAATTCAACAAATGCTTACAGATAATTTCCAAGCAAATTATATGTCTCGTCCGCAAGACTGGACTGCTGGAAACATTATTGCTGATGCTTTAAAGTTAGCACAAAGCCCATTTAAAGCAGGATTCAAAGCATTAGAAACCTACAGCCGTGCTATCTCTTTGCCATACCTTGGTATTAAAGCAAAGATGCAAGGTGATGACACATCAGAACTTTGGAAGATTTGGCGTGATGACTGGGACGGCACCAAAATATTTGACAAAGGTGCGACAGCAACTCTTGATGAAGCATACGGAAAAGGCATTGGTGTTTTAGCCAAAGGCATTGTTTCAGGTATGACCCCTGGTGAAATAATTGAAAACCATGGTGGCGTTGACCCTGAATTAGAATTTGCTTTAACTTTTATGTCTGAGAATCCTACACAGTTCCAAGATATTCTTTCAGATTATAAAAGAACACAGGCTTCTGTTGGTCGTGATATTGCACGTAGTTTATTTGGTGCACCCACAGTGGGCATGGAAACAAATGCTGAAAAATCTTTTGACAGAGTATCAGGTGTTTTCGATGCAACTTACCAAATAATGGCTGACCCTTTAACTTACGCTACTTTAGGTTTTGGTCCTGCGTTAAAAGCAGGTGCTAAGTTAGCCAAGATTCATGAAGAAATGGGTGGCGGTGCTTTAGGTGTTAAAGCAGTATTTGAAAATAAAAAATTTGGTAAACAAGTTGTAAGATACTGGAATACCTTTGGTCCATATTTAGATAATTTAGCAACAGCCACATCTGATTCTCAAAAAGCCAAGATTCGTGACGAGATTGCTTTAAAGTTTCCAGAATATAATAATGCAAAAATTATTGATGAATTAATTGAAGGCGGAGTTAAAGACGCTGAAACTGCTAAAAGTTTCTTTTCAGTAACAGAACATGCTGGTAAATTAATTAATGGTAGAACTGATTCAATGCAGTACTATCGCAGCAACCAAGTAGCAACTGCTAATCGTTTATCAGTTGTTAGCCGTACTGCACGTTCAATGGTTGATTCTATTTTTAATCAAGCCAACGATGTTGCAAAAACTGATATTGCTTTAAGTCAAATTACTGAAGGTTATATTAAAACTGGTCAAGATATAACTCAAGCAGCCCAGGTTTTAAAAACTGTTCGTGAAACTAATCCTGCTTTTGCGGAAGCAGAAAAAGCGTTAAGTACAATTAAAGGTAAAATTTCTAGATTTGCTTCACGTCACCCATTAGATAAACCAATCTATGTAACTGACGATATGGTTTTAGAATCATCTAAAACATTTAATGAATTGTCAAGAATTGTTTTACCTAAAAACCTTGCTGGTGCATTAACTGAAAAGTTTATTGGTTCCAACCAAGCAGAACGTATTGCTTTATTACGTGGATTAATGACAGATGTTTTAACAGCATCAGGTCTTGGTGCTACACCTAAAGGTGTTGACATAATAAACACTATTCTTGACAAAAAGTTTATTGGTTCTATT